GGACGCCGCCCTCTCAAGGCGGAGATCACCAGTTCGAATCTGGTACGGGCTACCACTTCTTTTCTGCTGAGGCTTATGGCCCGTTCGTCTAGCGGTTTAGGACGCCGCCCTCTCAAGGCGGAGATCACCAGTTCGAATCTGGTACGGGCTACCACGCATCTGATACCCGGACTTCCCATGGAAGGCCGGGTTTTTTATTTTCAAACAACCGTCTGCAATTCCCGTTTGAACCAGAGCTTTGCGTTCTGTCTATGGTCCTTGCGGGTACAATATCCAACATTATTAGATTTTCTAAAACAGCAGGTAGAACGCTTGCATAAAACGACTTAGTCCCTAAAAGTCCCTATGAAACAAGTCCGGTGTCAGCGAAGGCGTCGGCCACAGTGTTCACCAGCATCATTAAACTCGCCCTGACGTAGTGCTTCGCCGACACTCCAGACCCCGAGTGGCCCATCAATATTTCCAGCGTCGCAGTAGGTATCCTGACCTCGTACTCCCAGCTGGTTCGCCAAGAGTTTCGGAGGTTGCGCAGGGGATGGTACTCGAACCCGAGCCTGTTGGATTCGCTCTCCCATCTCACCTTCAATGTCGCCGATGAAAGTGGCTCACCGTTCATGTTCTCGATGAACAGATTGTGGCAACCGTTTATTCGCTGCACCGCAACCTCCGCAAGGCGCTCGCCCCATTTTCCGGGAACGACAACATAGCGTCGGCTGCACTCGGTTTTGACCCTATCGACTACGGCTCCTCGAACCGCTTCTCGCTCTATCGGCACCACGGCGCATGCCATGCCGTTGTTCGCTTTTACAAGCTCGACCGACGCCGGGTCTACAGCCGTGGCCTCTCCTGGCCTGCATGAACCGAATGCGCACAGCAGGAAAATGCCCTCCATGCGCGAGCCGCGCAGCAGTTCTGCCATTCGCATTAACTCGGCAAGGTCGTATATTCCCTTGTCCATCTCCACTGAGTTGTCCGGCAGCGTCAGCCCGACCGAGGTCGGGTTTGTCTCCGCAAGCTCGAACTTCACCGCTGTCTTGTAAATACCAGACAGCATGTTCACGGCTCTCTGCGCCTGGGCTTTCGTCATGCCGTCGAGCCATTCCTGTATCATGAGCGGTTTCACGGTTCCCAGCTTGCAGCTGCCGAACTTCGGTCCGACGTACTTGCGCCAAGTCGATCGGTATACGTTGAGCGTGTTCGTGGCAAGTCGCTTCTCGCATGACGGCCAGTACAGCTTGTCGAACACGTACCTGACCGTGTGCTGCGTGCGCTGATTTGTCGAGTGCAGCTCTATCAGCCTGTCGCGCTCGACCCTCGCCTCCGTCAGCGTTCCGGTGAAGTTCGCGCTCAAGCGCCTGTAGCCCTTTCCGTCGCCCTTGTCTCCCCAGTACCTAATCCTGTAGCGGTTTCGGTCTAAACGGGCGATAGAACCCCTCTCAGCGCGTTTCCGTGGCATAATTAACCTGCTTTCCTACCGTGTGTGGGATAAGTCCTCTGGAGGCGTCGTTCATCTTGGCGGGTGGCGGCGCCTCCTGCTTTCTAGTTCCTCACCGAGTACCGCTTGCCGCAGTGGTTGCAAAGGTACTCGCGCTTTCCCTTCCTGCCCATCGCGGCACCGACCACCATGCCCTCAAGGCCGAACGTCTCCGCGCCAATGAGCGCCTTCCCAGCGCTGGTTGACTTCGACGTGTTATTGAGGAACGTGACGTCGGTTGAGCCGCACTTGGGACAGCGGAGTCCCGCCTTGCGCTGGGCCTTCTTCATCTTTTCGGGGGTTGTGTCGAGCGCTGCACGGTTGAGCGTTGCGTTCGGGTTGGCGGGAGCGTAGCCTTTTTCGGCAGTTTCTGGCTTCGCCGTCGCAGTCGGTTTCTTCCCGCCATACAGCTCGCGCCTGCCCCATTCGGTGTTCCTGAGTACCAAGGCGCAGACCAGGCAGACGGCGAACGCGGCGCACCAGTACGGCGCATATGGCCTGTAGTCCTCGACGATAAGCGAGCACGCGGCGCCGAGTAGCGTCACGAGAAAGCCTATGCCGCCCAAGAACAGGACGATAAGCCCCACCAGAAGCGGCGGCTCTTTGGTTTTAGCCATTACGCACTCCTCTTAGAACGCTTGGAATCTCGCGTGGACTCTTTGCTTTTAGCGCTCTGGAACTCCGCGTACTCGTCGATTTTCTCTTTAGAGGTCGGCGTGCAGTTGCGGTAGTCGTCAAGAAGCGCTTCTTCGTCTTTTGTCAGCGGCGGCGGCGCGTATCGCGTCGGCTCCCTGCCGACGAGTTCGTCGAGCGTGACGCCGAGAGATTCGGCGATCGTAATCGCGTTCGCGATTGACGGCACGCGCTTTCCGTTCATGTAGCTAGAGATGGCTCCGCTACTCATTCCACAAAGCCTACACAAGTCGGCAGGCTTCATATTTCGGCTGTCGAGGATGCCTTGCAGCCCAGCTAGAAGGGTCATTTTCGTCTCCTTTCCTCCTAGTTGAGAGCAATTTTACCCAAATTGTCGTTGACACAGCGCCGTATCCGGCGCATTATGCAGAACCAGAAGCGCCGGATAAGGAGCATAAAGCCAATCAAGTTCACACGAGAAAGGAGGAACCGCTGGTGAATAGCTGCGCAAAGAACGTCTCGGAGTACATCGAGTCAAAGGGAATCACCCAGCAGAAGATTGCCGATTTGCTAGGACTCGGATGGAACGCGACTCACGCAAAACTCACAGGTGAGCGCCCGTTCACTCTCCAAGAGGCCGTTATCCTCGCCGACTTTATCGGCTGTTCGCTCGATTGGCTCGTCGGTCGAGATTCCGACTAGCAGATGCAATCCGCGTTTTCCCTCGCGGACTCGACTGTCCTCTTCTCTCCTCCCATACCACGGAGCCAGTTCAGTGTCGTCTCCTTGCTGAACCCCTACTAGCAGCCGAGTCCGCGCGGGAAACCGCGCAATGTCCCAGACGGGACGCGCACTTTGAGTACCGAATATTCGCCACGAAAGTGGTAGGACCCAATCGGCATCGCGCCGTGCGGGTGGTAAGCCGTGAGTGCCAGACCGCGTCGCGCGGTAACCACGGACACGCTGGGGTTTTGTGACCTTGCCCCAGCCGCCAGCGGCGACAGCAGCCGATACGGGCATCTGATAACCCAGACCGCCATTTGCCCTTCGGCGGTCGCGTCGCAAGAAGATGTGTACAGCAGCCGTGTCGGTTGCCGTCGCCGCTGGCAAACACGTTCTCGGTAGTGTAACGGTTTTAGCACGGCTGATTCTGGTTCAGTCAATCAGGGTTCGATTCCCTGCCGAGAAGCCATCGCGGGATAGAGTACAGGTAACTCAACGGCCTCATAAGCCGTGACATGGGGGTTCGAATCCCCCTCCCGCGACCAACACGGGGCATGCCCAGCGGTGCAGCCATTGTGCCGTATGGTTTGCCCCACCAACGGCTTGGTAGCTCAGTAGGAAGAGCGGGTGAGTGAAGTTCACCGCGTCGGGGGTTCGACTCCTCCCCAAGCCACCATTTGCGTGTAGCTCAGCTGGTAGAGCGCCCGGCCGTTAACCGGGAGGTCGCAGGTTCGAGGCCTGCCGCGCGAGCCATGCCGCCAATTCCACTAGGGGATGACGCACGCAGGGGATTACGTTGCCCTTGCCTGAGTGAATGGTTCGATCCCATTTGGCGGGTCCATTGGTGCGTAGCTCAATGGTCAGAGCACTCTGTTGATAACGGAGAGGCTGCTGGTTCGAATCCAGCCGCACCAACCATGCCGCCTTAGTTCAAAGGTAGAGCGCCGGTCCTCCAAATCGGTGATGCGGGTTCGACTCCCGCAGGCGGCTCCACTTTCGGAGCATTGGCACAGTAGCTACTGCAGCGGGTTGCTAACCCGTAGACCTCGCACGAGGCCCGTAGGTGCAAGTCCTACATGCTCCGCCAACGGAGGGTTGGCAGAGAGGATTATCGCAGCTGTCCAGAAAACAGTAGGCCGTTAGTAGCGACCCGTGGGTTCGAATCCCACACCCTCCTCCACACTGCCGCAGTATTCCCCTAAAGACGGGGGCCTGACTGTAAATCAGGTGCCTATTGGCTGGCTGGGAGCATTACCTAGATGCGGCACCATTTTCGTCGTCATAGCCCAAGGGATAGGGCGGCTGTCTCCTAAACAGCAGGTTGAAGGTTCAAGTCCTTCTGGCGACTCCATGTGCTGCTGGCCGAACAGCTAGGCAGCGGAGTGCAAATCCGCGCAACCAGGTGCGACTCCTGGGCAGCACTCCACAGGCGCGTAGCTCAACTGGTGGAGCAGCGGTCTCCAAAACCGTGGCGGTAACGCCGATGGGGGTTCGAATCCCTCCGCGCCTGCCCACTTTTCTCAAAACCAAATACCTAAGAAGGAGGTAACTGATGGTTTATATTTCCGATCCCTCTATCGAAGTAAGCTCGTGTAGCAGCACAAAGGCTAATGCCGTCGTGAATCTCGTTTTGACCGCAGACGATGCAGATATGCTGCGCGGCTGCAAGTCATCCGATTCCGTCGCACATGTCCTGTTGCTCGCGCTCCGACGCAGGCTCTATCAAGGCATGCCCGACACCCATTACATCGGCACGACCTGGTGGGGAAACCGTCCGGCAAAGCCCAAAATCGAGCGCGTCATCTTCCATGACCCCGCGACCATCGTCTACTGGATGGACGGCACCAAGACCGTCGTCAAGGCCAATAACGAGAAGTTCGACAAGGAGAAGGGCCTGCTCGCCGCCATCGCCAAGAAGGTCTACGGCAACAAGGGCAGCTTCAACAACGTCATCAAGCACTACGTCGAGGAGTAGCGGATGGACGATTATCCGGTCATCGACGAGACGTGCCTGTCTGGACTCAAGCCGATTGAGGCTTTTAAAAATGAGCCAGAGTTCATCAGAATCGAAATCGACCCGGAGCACAAGGACGTTTTCGAGGATTGCCTAGAGAACGCAAAGCCGCTGAGCGACGATGACTACATCTATACGGCTCTCGGCATGTTCCTGTCGAAGGTCTATCCCAACCAAGACACAACCGAATAGCACGAAAAAAGCCCCTGCCACATTCCACAGCGCGGGGGCTTTGACCTAGGAAGGAGGTCGGCATGAGTGTAGCAGATTTGCAGCTGTTCAGCAGTGAGCGGTTCGGCAAGCTCAGAGCGACGCAGATTGACTGCGAGGTCTGGTTCGCCGCTACCGACGTTGCGAAAGCGCTTGGCTACAGAGATGCCAACCAGATTACGCGAGCGCTCGACGATGACGAAAAGCGCTGGTCAGAAGGTACACTCTCAGAGTGTACCCACAGCCACCTCGGCATTCGTCTTATCAACGAGTCCGGTCTTTACCGAGTGCTCATGCGCTCTCAACGGCCGGAGGCGATTCCGTTCCAGCGATGGCTGGCACATGAGGTCGTCCCTGAAATCAGGCGCAACGGCGGCTATATCGCCACAAGCACCGAGGACAGCGACGCCGACATTATGGCGCGTGCCCTGCTGATTGCCCAAAAGACCATCGACCGCAAGAACGAGCTTATCGCACTCCACGAGGCGACCATCGAGGACATGAAGCCAAAGGCGCTGTTCGCAGACGCCGTGGCCGACTCCGACGGCACGTGCCTTATCGGAGAGCTTGCCAAGATGATGTGCCAGAACGGTCTTGAGATCGGTCAGAACCGACTATTCAAGCTGCTCCAGCGCGACGGCTACCTCGGCAAGTCAGGCTCCAACCGGAACGTTCCGACCCAGCGCTCCATGGACATGAAGCTGTTCCGCATCAAGGAGACGGCGGTTACCCATAGTGACGGTCGAGTCACCATCAACCGCACGCCAAAGGTAACTGGAAAAGGCCAAGCATATTTCATCGGACGCTATTGCGGGACGGTGGCAGATGGACTCTAACACCGACAAGGGCTTGGCGGCCGATAGCGCCAAGGAGCTTGTCCGTGTCATCAATGTCTGCATCAGGGCGCTCGCCGAGGACGCGAACAAAGAGGGGCATCCGCAGCAATCGGCGCTGTCGATCGCAATGGCGGCCGGGCTACCAGCAAAAATGACCTACACGGTAGCCGAGTGCGGCAAGTTCACCGGACTCGGTCAGGACAGGCTCCGGCGCGACCGCGAGAAGGGCCTTATCGACTTCATCGAGCCTGACGGCGAGCGCGGCGCACGCATCAGCGTGTTCGAGCTTGACCGCTATCTAAAGGACATCGGAGCGCTGCTATGACGACGTTCCGAGTCGATTTCGTCCGTGGCAAGGACAGGCCGCGCTTCACTGGAACCGGCCGCACCTACACGACCAAGCGGACGCACGATGATGAACAGGCGATTCGAGCGGCCTATATTGATGCAATCGAGAAGGAGGGCAACGTCCTTCCGGCTGAACACCAGACAGGGCGTGAGCCGTTCATCCTAATTGTCGATGCGTACCGCGTCCTCCCCAAGTCACGTCCGAAGAAGGTCCTCTGTGAGGAGGATACGTTCAAGCCAGACTGGGACAACATCGGCAAGCTGGTGTCCGATGCGCTCAACGGTCTGGCTTGGAAGGATGACTCCCAGGTCGTGAAGGCCGACATAAGCAAGTGGCCTCGCATGAGGGGCCTTGAGAACGACCGTATGGTCATCACCGTCATACCGCTCTGACTGATGAACATGGACGAGGTCTCGGAGGTGAACCTATGTCGATCGTAGGTGAGAACAAGTACTTCACGCTAATCAGGACTCCTGACGGCGATACCGACGCATGGTTGGCCCAGCGCCGCAAGGGAATCGGAGGTTCAGATGTCGCTGCCATCATGGGACTCTCTCATTATCGCGGGCCATATGAGGTCTGGGCAGAAAAGCTCGGGTACATCCAGCCAGCAGACCTCTCGGACAATGAGGCTGTTGAATGGGGGAACATCCTCGAACCCATCGTGGGTGGTCATTACGCCAGTAAGCACCCAGACCGCATTGTCAGGCGCGTCAACGCCGTCTGCCAGAGCATCGAGCGTCCCCACGCCCAAGCATCACTAGATTACGAGGTCAAAGACCCGGAACTCGGCTGGGGAATCTTGGAAATCAAGACGGCGTCGCTCTACAGGGAGCACGACTGGGACGAGGGCGTGCCCATCTACTACATCACGCAGATTACCCATTACATGAGCGTGACCGGGCGCAAGTTCGCGGACGTGGCCGTGCTTATCGGCGGCCAGATTTACAAGGAGTTCCGCGTCATGCGCGACGAGGACGACGTCCGAGCCGTCAACAAGGAGGTCGATGACTTCTGGTCGATGGTCGAGGACGATGTCGAGCCGCCGATCGGAGAGGTCGGGGCCGAAATCAAGGCCCTGCTCGCAAAGCACCGGACGCCCGGTGAGCTTGCCGACATGGACAGCACGCCGAAGGAGGCAACCGACTGGCTGAAAGCCAAGGAGTCCCGAGACGCTGCGACCAAGGAATACCAAGGAGCCGTCAACAGGCTGTGCCAGCTAATCGGCGACAACCGAGGGATTGTCACTCCGGACGGCAGGTTCACCTGGTCGCGCTACGAGAAGAACGGCAAATACACGAACGGCGGCATCAGGTTCGCCGCCGCTAAGAAAGAGAAGGAATAACTTTGGGAGCTATCACACAGGCGAAACAGGAGATTAAGCAGTCCCAGCAGCAGGACAACTCCTTCGCCGGACTTATCAAGCGCTGCGCTCCGCAGCTGCAGGCAGTCATGCCGAAGGGCATGACCCCGGAGCGACTGACGCAACTGGCGATCGCGACCTACAAGCAGACCCCGAAACTCGCCGAGTGCTCCGTACAGAGTATCCTCGCGTGCTGCATGAAGTGCGCCGAGCTTGGCGTCGAGCCTAACGACATTATGGGAAACGCATACGTCCTGCCTTACTACAACAGCAAGACCAAGCGCATGGAGGCCCAGTTCCAGCTCGGCAAGAACGGCATGTTGGAGCTGGTTCGCCGCTCAAAGCAGGTCAAGACCATCCGAACCCAGTGCGTCTACGAGGGTGACGACTTCGACTACTGGGAGGACGAGACGGGCGTGCATTTCAGCTTCAAGCCCAACCTCGATGCCGACCACGACAACAAGAACCTCAAGCTGGTCTACATGTCCTGCCACCTCAAGGACGGCGGCTTCGTCTTTCTCCAAATGAGCAAGAAGGAGGTCGACGAAATCAGGGAGCGCTCCAAGACCTCTAAGTTCGGACCTTGGGTGACCGATTATGCGGCTATGGCAGAAAAGACCGTCATCCGTCGAGCGTTCAACCGTGGCCTGCTGCCGCGCTCAGTCGAGGATGCCAACACCGTCGCGGCTGATGACAGCACCCCGATTGTCCTCGACGAGGAGGGCAACCGCATCTTCGAGGACCCGCTGACTCCCGAGCCGACCGAGGTTCCCGCAAACGTAGACGCCGAGACTGGCGAGATTATCGAGAAGGTTTCCGAGTAATGCCCATCAACCACGAGCTTACCGAGGACGAACGCAAGCTGGCGCTCAAAAAGGCTACCGAGGCGCGCAAGCAGCTCGCCGAGATTCGCCGCAAGATGAAGTGGATGGAGGTCGAGCCGCTTGAAGTGCTCGACGATCCCAAGGCACAGCGTATGCGCCTGCGCTACTTCATCGAGTCCCTGCCGGGCGTCGGCAAGACAAAGTCCAAGCAGATTCTTGAGGAGCTTGGCATCGACGAGAAGCTCCGCCTCGGTAGCCTCGGTTGCCGACAGCGCGACAAGATTGTGAAGCTGCTCAACGAGAGGAAGAAATAGTGTCCATCAACCGAGTGTGCATCACGGGCAACCTGACCCGCGACCCCGAGCTTCGCGCCACCCAGAGCGGTTCGCAGGTGCTCAACTTCGGAATCGCCGTCAACGACAGACGAAAGAACCCGCAGTCCGGAGAGTGGGAGGACTACCCGAACTTCGTCGACTGCACCATGTTTGGCACACGCGCCGAGAAGATTGCCAACTACATCGCCAAGGGCAGCAAGGTCGCCATTGAGGGCAAGCTGCGCTACTCCAGCTGGGAGAAGGACGGCGAGCGCCGTTCCAAGCTGGAGGTCATCGTGGACGAGATTGAGTTCATGAGCCGCAGAGACGAGCAGGGCGGTGCCGTCATCAGCACGCCTGTTCCTGCTCCCGTTCGCCCCGCAGCGCCCCGTCAGTCGGCTCCTGTTGCCGCTGCCGAGGTCTACGACGAGGACATTCCGTTCTAGGAGGATTCAGATGAATCTTGAGCGCGACGGCGCACCCGACGCCGGACCCAACTACGAGTGCGGACAATGCGAGTCGTTCGCGTTCATCGGCGAGAGCGGCTGCGGCTTCTGCAAGCGAAAGTACGCCCAGTGGTACGACGAGCGCCCGAGCATCGGCGCTGCGGACGTGCTCGAATGGGTGCAGAAGAACGCTGTAAACGAGAGCGACGATCCTTGTAACGGATTCGTCGAGTACTGATTTGTGCGCGGGTGCGGCCTTCATCGGCTGCACCCGCTTCTGGAAGGAGGTGGCTTTTGAACGAGTGCAAGACGGGCGCCGTCGTGACTGACGGCGATTTCGACCGCGAGGACTTCCGACTGTGCATCGAGTGTCCCTGCAAATGCGACTGGTTCAAGGCCAGCTACCCGTTGGCGGGTCGAGCGAACCCGCTGGAAGGAGATGGAACAGATGGAGATTAAGACCGTCGCGGAGTACGGGCACACGCCCGAGCGAAAGCACAAGGGCGACGCCGGAGCGGACATGCGGGCCTACATCCCGCGTCCCGTGACCATCGGGGTCGGGGAGTCCGCCTGGATTGACCTCGGCGTGAGCATGGAGATTCCCGAGGGCTATTTCGGCTTGCAGGCACCGCGCTCCGGACTCGGCTGCAACTACGGCATCTGCCTGGCGAACGGCGTCGGCATCATCGACTCGGGATACCGAGGCCCGATCAAGGCCAAGCTGCTCAACCTGGGCGAGAAGGCCTTCACGGTGTATCCGGGCGACCGCGTCTGCCAGATGTTAATCATCAAGTGCGAGTACGTCGATTTCCTGAACGTCGACGAGCTGTCCGACAGCGACCGTGGGGCGAACGGCTACGGCAGCACTGGGGTCGAGTAACGCACTTATATAAAAGGAGGTCAAATGGCAGATTTAAAGATTTTCGCTGAGAATCTTGAGGAGAGCGCCAAGAAGCAGGTTGACGAGATTGCATCGTGTCCGGCTTTCGAGGGCGCCACGATTCGCATCATGCCCGACGCCCACGCCGGAAAGGGTTGCGTGATCGGGTTCACAGCGAACCTTGGCGACAAGGTTATTCCGAATCTGGTCGGAGTCGACATCGGTTGCGGTATGCTCTGCGTCCCTCTCGACGAGCGTATCGACCGCGGCGATTTGATTCAATTCAACCGCGACGTGAAGAAAGCTGTACCAACTGGGTTCAGCGTTCACAACGAGCCGAAATGCAGCCTTGAGAATGACTACGGTGTTGTGAATGGCGCCTATCTCAAAGGGGTCGAGCGGATTGAGTGCTCCATGGGCACGCTGGGCGGCGGCAACCACTTCGTTGAACTCGACGAGGACGAGTATGGGTATCAATATCTTGTGGTGCACACCGGTTCTCGCAATCTGGGCAAACAGGTAGCCGAGTATCACCAGGCAATGGCGCAGGAAATGTGCAAGGAAGATGTTCCTCGCGTTCTCAAGTACCTCGTGAGCTTTGCGGCAGGCGCATATCTCAACGACATGCGTATCTGCCAGAGATACGCTACTGATAACCGTTTCCACATTCTCAAGCAGATTAAGGAACGTACTGGAATCAAGCTGGACCTGAGCGCTCGATTCGAGACGATGCACAACTACATATCCGATGACAACGTTATCCGCAAGGGCGCAATCAGCGCACACACTGGCGAGAAGGTCCTTATCCCGTTCAACATGCGCGACGGCTCAGTAATCGCCGTCGGCAAGGGCAACAATGATTGGAACGAGTCCGCTCCCCACGGCGCTGGTCGTGTCATGAGTCGTGCGCAGGCACGCGCCAACTTGGACACCGAGAAGTTTGTATCAGAGATGAAAGAGGCTGGCATCTACTGCCCGAGCGCCTGTGAAGCGACGCTCGACGAATCGCCTGAGGCATATAAGAGCGCCGACGAGATATTGCGGCTTATCGAGCCGACAGTTGAGGTCATCCATCACCTAAAGCCGATTTGGAACCTCAAGGCGACCGACATGAGGGGGTGGCGACATGACCGCTCCATGTAAGCGTGAAACGGCATATGCCACCCCCGTAGTCGTGTTGTTCATCTTGATTGTCGTTGTCGGTTGCATTGGAGGTCGGTTCAAATGAAGCACGACTGCCAAAGCTGTGCCAAGTGGGACGATTTCAGCGGCGGCCACTACGGCGTGTGTGAGCGCATGGCGCAGCACAACTACCTGCTGAACATCAAGAACAAGCAGCTCTCGACGAGGGAGTTTATCGACACGATCAACGACAGCATCACGCCCTGCGACGGCTCTTGCATGTTCTGGGCCGGTGCCAAATGCGATATGTAAGCATCTTCTCGGGAGTCGAGGCGGCGACGCTTGCTTGGGAACCGCTCGGATGGGAACCGCTCGCTTTCTGCGAGATAGACGACTTCCCGAGCGCGGTGCTTGCGGAGCACTGGCCGAACGTCCCGAACCTCGGAGACATCACCAAAGTAGATTGGAAAAAGGAGATTCATGGAGCAGTTGACCTTGTGGTCGGAGGAAGTCCCTGCACCTCGTTTTCGATTGCAGGAAAGCGAGAAGGTCTTAAGGGAGCTTCTGGACTCATGTTCGAGTACATACGTTGTGTTCAAGAGCTTATGCCTCGGTGGTTCCTGTGGGAAAACGTCAAGGGAGCGCTCTCGTGTGAGGGGGGGGCGGCTTTCGGACAGCTCCTGCGAGAAATGGATGCCCTCGGGTACGGTTTGGCGTGGCGAGTTCTGGACGCGCAGTTCTTCGGCGTGGCCCAAAGACGCGAACGTCTCTTTCTTGTCGGACACCTTGGAGACGCACGCGCCTGCGAAGTACTCTTTGAGCCAGAAAGCATGTGCTGGGATACTCCGTCGAGCCGAGAAAAGAGGAAAGCCGTTGCCGCCGCTTCTGGACGCAGCATTGCGCAAGGTAGCGGAGCAGGACGTCTAAACCCGGCGGTGGCGTTCAAGTACCACCAAGGATCAAAGGCAGGCGGTATCGGAGATGCTGCAGAGCAGTCACCGACGCTTACCGCTGACTATCACAATCCTGCGGTTATGTACGAGGAGAGTGAGACATGCACAGCTGGCTTATCCGAGACAGGGCAGGCAAACCAGGGGGGGGGGCAAAGGACCTTTGATTCAAGATGAAATCAGCGGCACCCTGAGCACTGTCAACAACCAGAGCCTCGTGTGCATGACCGACACGCAGAAGAACACGAGCGTGGACACCGAAGTTAGCGGAACAATCAGCGCCCACACTCGTAAAGACCCGCCAGTAGTCGCTTTCAAGCATCACCAATTAGCGACTTCCGGCAGCGGCGCCGACGAATCGGAGCCGATCGCAGGTTATCACAACCTCAATGATAATACGACCGCAGAAAGCGGCATCAACTCGGTAGTTCGCCGCCTGACTCCGCTGGAGTGCGAGCGGCTGCAGGGTTTCCCAGACAACCACACCAGAATCCCGTGGAAGGGAAAGCCTGCCGATGAGTGCCCGGACTCACTGCGCTACAAAGCGTGCGGCAACAGCATGGCAGTCCCAGTCATGCGCTGGCTCGGCGAGCGCATCGAGGCGGTCGACAGGCTATAGAGCAGCAGAGCCGTCGGATTCCCGGCGGCTCCACCATTGGAGAACAAATGAATAACATCAAGGTCAAGTCCGTTAAGTTCAGCGGACCTGCAACCATCGTCTTTTTCGAGGACGGTACCAAGGCCGTCACCAAGTGCAGAGATGGCGACGAGTACGACATCAACCTCGGAGTGTCGTGGGCCATCTGCAAGAAGGTCGCACGCGACATGGGAGCCACCGTAAAGGATTTGATCACGGCCGTCGTGCCGCAGGAGTCGTACCGCACGATGCCGACGTTCACCACGCGCGTCTCGGTGCGCACCATCGCGCAGCTGTTCTGCGACACCCGCATCGACTGCCTTGTGGACACCGCTATCGAGGAGTCGCATGACGCAGCCGAGTCCGTGGCCTTCAAGCAGGCCTTCGACGAGTCCCTGTGGCCCGAGACTGCCTTCGCTGGCGTCCACAACGCTGGAAGAGGCTCGGTAAGTCGGTTCAAGCCGCTTATCGACGCGTTCATCGCAAGCGGACTCACGGTCATCAAGCATAAGTATACGACCAGCAACGCGGACTACCGTGAAGGCCGCAAGGCATCCAACAACGTGCAGGCCAGCATCAACAACTATATCAGGTACAACGGACTCTCCGACATTATCCGCGTGTACCGGGACAACGGCTATATCTGCATCGCGAGGATCAATAAATGACGGCCGAGAAGAAGCCAGCTGGCAAATGGCACGCCGTATTGCGCGATGACGGCAAGCGCTACGTGAGCGTCGCCGCTGCGGCGGCATCTGTAGCCTGCCCGAAGTCCTCCATTAGCGCTGCCTGCCGAGACGGAAACATGGTCGGCGGGCACTATTTCAGCTACGAGGAGGACGGTCGCCGCTACGCCTGCACCTGCAAGATTTGCGGCAAGGCTTTCGGCGGCGCAGCCAAGAACGCAGTCTACTGCTCTCAGGAGTGCAGGGACGAGGGCAGGCGCAGGATTCACACGTCCAGCAGGCACCGCAACGGAGTCGGCACCAGTGCCGGATACGTCTCCAAGAACGCGAAAGTCGATTCGTACCTGAGAGTACGCAACGTAAGGGAGGAATGGAAATGACCGAGAGCCGAACCCGAACGCAGGTGCTCTGCGATCTGGTCTGCAAGCTGACCAAGACCATCGAGTTCCTGAGCACCAAGTCGACCAGCAAGTACTCTGGGGCCATGATCTGCAAGCTCCTCAAGGAGGTCCAGGACGAGGTTTCCGCAGCATTGGGGGCGGCAGAATGAGCGAGTACGCGAGCCATTACAAGCATGGCAGCATCGAGACTGCCGACAAGATTGAGGCCGTCACCGAACTGCTCGGCAAGAGCGACATGGTCGGCGGCGCCCATATCTCGGACGTGGCCCACGCGCTCAAGTACTTCGACCGCGCTGGACTCAAGGACGACTACGACGAGGACCTTTATAAGTGCGCCGACTGGCTGCACCGCCTTATCACTGGACAGTTTCTGAACGAGGTGGAGAATAAATGATTCAACCGCTGAAAGACGCAGATGGTAACTATATCCCGCTGGACACGTGGGAGCCTTACGAGGACGATGGAACCGCGGTCGATATTACTGGGTTCGCATATGTGACGCGCGTTGGCGTATGGTCCGCGTCGGACTTTGACGGCAATATCCTGAACCCTCGCCAGCTACATCTTAACAAGCCCAGCGATGGTATGGACGAGCTGGTCCGAGCGTTTGACGAGATTGCCAAGAGCGACGAGTTCCGCACTCGTCTGGAGAACGCCTTCACCGAGCTTAAGGAGCGCTGCGAATGAGTGTCGAGTTGCCAAAAGACCATGAAGGCCGCGAGATTCCGCTTGATACCGAGGTTCTGTATGACAACAACGGCGTGAAGTTCAACGTGGACGAGTTCCGCCTCTGCGCATTGCCATCATCACGGACAAGTTTCTGGACAATCAGAGGTGTATTCGAGGACGAAGAGGAGAAATGCAACTTCTTGCCGCATCTCCTGCATCTAGTCCAGCCCGACAGCTGGAAGAGGCTGCTTGATGACTTGGACAAGGCGGCAAGCAAAACATACTGCGGCGCCTGCACCTATTTTGGCATGAACTCAATCAATTGCGACAAGTGCACCATTGGCGATCTAAGCAGCTGCGACTCAGTTGCCATGCGCGACATTGCCGACCGCATCCGCAAGCTGAGGGGTGAGGGCGAATGAGTTGCTATTTCTGCGACGGGTCTCGTATTGAATCTATACACGACTTTCCACATCACGGATTTCCAAACAAGACAATTGGGACTATGACTCTGATGCGCCATTACGATGGCGAGCCTATGGTCAAGGTCGAACTGGATACAGATGTGACGCTCGACATCAGGGTAGATGGGTCGTTCCGTGGTTGCGAGGATGTCAGCGTGACTGCTACAGGCTTCATCGAGGGCGTCAACTTCTGCCCGTTTTGCGGTCGATCACTGAAGGAGAACGAATGACGACACATACGCTCAAGGTCCTTATCAAATACGCCGACGCAATCATGGACGGCACCAAGACGTTCGAGGTCCGCAAGAACGACCGCAACTTCAAGGTCGGCGACAAAATCGTATTCGAAGTCGTCGCGAACGAAGGCTACGACGTCAGAGCAGCGGCAAGGCACCCGCTCAACGGTGCAGTCTACCGAATCGACTACATCCTCGATGACTTCGAGGGGTTGGCCCAGAAGTACGTGGCGTTGGCCATATCCAAGGAGGATAAATGAGCAAGTACATCATTCGCACGGTTCACATCGTCGAAGTTCCAGATGACGCAGGGTTCAATGCTGCCGACATATTTGATGACCCTGACTACTTCATCAATATGTTCGAGAACTTTTCCTACTGCGATTCGGTCGAGGAGAAGGAGGACTGATGAAGACGTTCGACCTTAAACCTTGTCCGTTCTGCGGCGAGGCACCGACTATCAGGAACGGAAAATGGGGCAATAAGATCTTGAGATTATCTGCTGCGAAAGCCCGCAGTGCTTCGTCATGCCCGCTACGTCCATGCTGATGGGACATTCTATGGAGGAGGCTGCATATGCCTGGAACTCTAGGAGCGACAATGCTTAGCTTCTGGCGCCACCCCATCATCTTCATCAGGCGCCTGCTTCTGCCGACCTGCAAGACTTGCATCCACCATTACGGTGAGCGCGGCACTGGATTCTGTGACTGCCAAAAGTACCGCGATCGGTACGAGAAGCTTGAGGGTGACGAGCTGGAGCGCACGTTCTGCTCAGAGATTCGCGGCACCCGGTACTGCAAGTACGAGGAGCTTCACTAACAACACAACCTAATAAGGAGGAGGATATGGACTCCAACGCTATCAAGGAGATAGCCAACCAGCTGGGCGTCGGTGCCGACTACCTGCTGAGACCTCTGTCCGAGTTCGCGCCGAAATGGGCCGCCATACAGGTCGCCAAGAGCGGTATAACTTGCGTGTTTCTGGCGGTCGCGCTTGCCGTGGCGATTCGCATACTTATGTGGGCCGTCCACTCGAATGACGACAGCGACACGGATTACTGCCATGACGTGACGTGCTGTTTCTCAGATTACAGTATCTTCGTGATCATAACCTGCTGCATCGTAGCCCTTTGCTTGTTCATAGCGCTAATGTACTGCGCAATCGACCTGGTGACGCATATCGCGTCTCCCGAGGCGGCCATGCTGAACGACATGCTGCAGGCGGTGCAGAAATGAATAAGCGAGCGATGATTTCTCAGCCTATGGCTGGCAGGACCGACGAGGAAATCGCGGAGGCGAGGGATAAGGCGCACGCCAAGCTACGCGAGATGGGCTACGAGTTCGTAAACACGCTGTTCACCGACGAGTGGTACAGCGACGAGGCGATGAAGGAGCGCGGTGTGGTACAGGTCCCGCTCTGCTACCTCGCGAAATCGCTCGAGAACATGAGCCTGTGCCATGCGGCCTACTTCTGCAAAGGCTGGGAGAACGCACGTGGATGCCGCATCGAGCATGATGCCGCCGTCGCGTACGGGCTTGAGGTGCTGTATGAGGATCAGTGATGACGAGCGCCGAGCAGTAGCGGCGAAGATGCGCGAGACATGCCGAGAGAACCCGGACGTCTCGCTTCAGGGCATGGTCGCCTCAACGATGAACGAGTGCCTGCCGGAGGGCATGGAGTACGGCCCGACGCTGGCAGACCTAATCGATCGTCCGACATGCCACCTTATCGAGGACCAGGACGGGCGCACGGCCTGCTCTGAGTGTGGATGCACTGCGCTGTACCTAAGCGATGCAACGTACTGTCCTGATTGTGGAGGGGTGATTACCGATGACTAGTGACGACGAACGCCGTGAGGTAGCGGCGCAACTGAGAAACCAACTCACATACATGCGAGAAAACGGGGAGTACTACAAAAACGACCTCGACCTTGTGGAATGCGGTAACAGCGCCTATCGCAACATCGCGGATTCAGTTGAGAAATACAGCAACAACTTTACTGGCTACTACATCCCCATCGTCGAGAAGCTCGCCGACTTAATCGACATTCCCACATGCGTCATGACAAACGTTGGGGGCGATTTCGAGAACTCATTCCAGTGCTCCAATTGCATGAACGAGTTCGACATGCCCGACTATGATCGGTATCCGTACAAGCGCTGTCCTGAGTGCGGGGCGGTGGTGCTAAATGCAGATTAAGCCCGAGCTGGAGAAGCAGATTTGCCACCTTCGAGATGCAGCCATTGATTCATACGAATGCGACTTCAGTCACATTCCGATGCCGTGTTACTACTTCGATGCCCTTGTCAGAGTCGGTGGAATACCTTCAAAGGCATCGTGCGTAAATTGCCGAGCTGAGTGCATGGATTTCGATGATGGCGATTCAGTGCTGATGGACTGCTACACGCTCATGATTATCGACTTTTTGAAAAGCTGTGGCGTGGAGGTGGAAGATGAAAGCTAAGCGCACCGTCTACCTGGTCGTCGACTACGGCGGCGAATGGGAGGACAAATGGGATTCTCCCTATATGGCGTTCGACAACGAGCATGATGCCGAGGTATGCGCCGAGAAGCGATGCAAGCGCAACAGGTACGACGGAAAAGAATGGCCTGAGACATTTTGGGACGAGTACAGCTTCTCCAATGTCGTACCGATCTCAGTGCTCATGGATGTACCAACCGAGCAGACCTGCAAAAACGTCTACGACGAAAGCGGATGCGGCGCATGTACCAACGGCTTCGAGTGCTCCGCTTGCGGATGCAGGGTCGAGGATTGCGAAGGTTACTACGTTAAAGGCACGTGGAACTTCTGCCCCAAGTGCAGGCGAAGGGTGGTTGCAAAATGAGCAAGTTCAAGGTCGTGCCTGAAATCAATCCAGTCAATCATGTCCATTACAGCTGGAACATCTACGACGATAGCTGGATTGCGTACATGGTGGACTGCATCGTGTACCCGGACGGCCCTGACGTGTCGCGTCTCGCGTACTTCTACTACGACTACAAGGCCAGCAAGTATGTGCGCCTGCCCGATCGGACTGTCCACGGCGACATATCCGCAGACGATGCGCTCGCGTTCATCTTGGGCAAGCTGGGCATCGAGGCAGAGCAGTTACAGGAAAGGACTACAAATGAATAACCCGAAGCGAACGGTCGCCGCAACGGTGGCCTTTATTTTGGCCGTGGTTGGTATCATCGCCGCGTTTGGACTATCTGGATGCACCGAGCGCGGTCAGGTTAGCTACAACCTATCCCAAGATGCCGACAACTTCAACGTTCGCCGCCGTGTGACCGTTATCAACATGCGCTCGGACAAGGTGCTGTTGCAGATGGAGGGCTGTCTTTCCATCAAGACCGACCCGGATACTAACGAGCTGAACGTTATCGCCGAACTGCCCAACGGCGAGTACCAGAAGCATTTCATCTACCTCAATGATTGGACTATGTACACGGTGGAGCAAATAGACTCAACCAAGACCGACAAGTACAACTATGAGTTCAACTTCCTTCCGCAAGAGCTGCCCGGCGTGAAGATCACAAGCAAGGACTAGTCGATCGGAGCGCCCGGCACGATGCTGGGCACTCCACTTTGGAGGCAACATGGCACCGGCTCTCAGGCGCTGACCGTTCTGCGGCGGCGATGTGTACGCCCGTGAGGTCATCATCATCGGCGGCACAGAGGAGTTCGAAATCAGGCACTGCGACGAGGATGCTGCCTACAGGGACAACTGCCCGATGGTGGTCGGGCTGTACCCGAGCGAGGGCGAGCTGGTCGCAGCCTGGAACTACTCAAAATAGGCTCAAATATATATTTTATTGATAGGGGGTCACTATATGGCGGAACGAAGAATGTTCGCCAAGACCATCGTCGAGTCGGACGCCTTTCTCGACATGCCGCTATCGGCGCAGTCGCTCTACATCCACCTCGGGATGAACGCGGACGACTGGGGTTTCGTCAACAACCCGCGCTCAATCCGCAGGATGTGCGGTGCGTCGGAGGACGATTTGCGGCTGCTGGTGGCGAAGAAGTTCATCCTGACGTTCGACTCGGGCGCGGCGGTCATCAAGGCGTGGTGGGTCAACAACTACGTCCGGTCAGACAGGCGCCACGCAACTCGCTACCCAGACGAGTTAGCCACGCTTTACATTGACGAGAACAAATCGTACACGACGAGGGACACGGGCTTACCTGCGGATATGTTCAAGCCGGTAGCCAAAGTGGAGGCACTTGGTAGCCAACTGGTAGACAAACTGGAGACACCTGACTGTCAGTTGGTAGACAAAGTGGATACCGAGGTTAGGTTAGGTAAGGTTAGGTTAGGAGAGAGTACTAGTAACTCCTCTAGGGTTGATACTCAACCTAATCCCAAGGGTTTTGGCGCGTGCGCGCCCGAACAACCGAAAAAACGGCGGGCGAAGAAGTTCGTGAAGCCCACGATTCCCGAGGTCGCCGAGTACGCCGAGGGCTTCATCAAATCCAGAAACCTGCGATTAACAGGGGAAACGTTCCGAGCCGAAAGGTTCGTCTCGTGGTACGATGCTAACGGCTGGAAAGTCGGCAAGAACCCGATGAAGGACTGGAAGGGAGCGGTCAGGACATGGATTTTCAAGGACTACGTGGACGATTCCGCGACCGCCACGGCGGCTGACGCCCAGTCACTCGACGCCTTCGACTTCGCCGGGACGCTGTGATGGAGCCGAGGACGTGTCCCACCTGCGGATTCCCTGTGGAGCGCAGGGTCTGGGACGTGGACCGCGAGCTGCTGATTCCCTGCAAGTGCAGGTGCTCGACGCTAGAGGCCCGCAGGTCGGAGTGCTTCCCCGTCCCCGAGATGGCGTCCCAGACCTTCGACGCCGACGACGGCAAGTTCGGCCGGGACGTGGTCGAGAAGTGCCGGAAGTACGCCGACAAGCTGCCGGGCCTGCACTCGGGGCTGCTGCTTTTCGGGCCTCCCGACAGCGGCAAGACGTTCCTGAGCTGCTGCATCGCCAACGCGGCGCTGGAGAAGGGCATGAGGGTGCTGATGCGCTCGATGCCGTGGGTTCTCAGCCGCAGGTACGGCGAGGTGGACGACACGATCGAGGAGCTGGGGCACGCAGAGCTTCTGGTGCTCGACGACCTCGGTGCCGAGCGGGCAACCGACTACGGCCGCGAAATCGTCTACAGCGTCATCGACACCCGCTACCAGAGCCGCAGGCCGACCGTCATCAGCACGAACCTGACGAGGACTGAGCTGGCGGCACCCGACGACATGGCCTGTCGCAGGACGTACAACCGAGTCCTGGAGATGTGCATGCCGCTGGAGGTGGACACGGGCCGCAGGCGCTCGACCCGAGAGCGCTACGCGGACATGGCCAAGGAGTTCGGCTGGTGAGCATATCGCTCAAATGGGCTTAGAAAGCCACAGGATTGGATTTAAGGACACTTTCTGGTTTGAAACCAGTCACTGTCCTTTTTTGTTTAAAACGGGGCCTTAAAACGGCTCTCATTCGTTCGGAAGGAAGTTCTGTTGGACGAGACTGAAACCAAGGCATCGCTCGTGAAGCAAGTCGTCGTCGCGATCGTCGCCGTCGTCGGCCTGACCATCGGCATCGTCGCCCTGCTCCTGGCCGAGACGTGGGTGGTCTCCACGCTGCTGTCCGTCGCATTCGGCGTGGAGTGCCTGAACCTGTGGGCGCTCGCAGGTCTAATCGCCCTGTTCAACCTGTCCGTGTCGTACCGCAAGTCCCGCTAGTGCTACGACAGGGCGAAATCAGCCAGTCGCTCCACGACTTTCGCGGCTACCAAGTCACCGCGCGCTCTCTGGAGCGCCTGAAACGCCAGCTCAAGACCACCAAGCCGCAGGTCGGCAAGGAGCGAATCGGCTGGTGCATCGACCGATGCGAGGAGATTCTGGACCGCGCGTGGGACGACGTCGCCGAAATCGAGTGGACCTGCGGCGACACCGCCTGCCAGCTGGTCGTGCGCCACTTCTTGTTCGACGAGGACTGGCACGACGTGTCCGCCGACATGGGCATACCCTACGACAAGGCCAAGAAGATCGCCTACGCGGCCATCAAGTCGCTCGACTCCAGAGCGGTTTGTTAGACCCCGTATGCGAGACTCGAAATCAAGGTTTATTGATAGGGGGGTGAAGGTGAAGCGATGCAACTACTGCGGTCGGCTGCTGGAGGCATCCGAGTTCAACCGCAACCGCGCCAACGCCGACGGCCTGCAGCGCAAGTGTCGAGAGTGCCAGCACGCCGACAACAGGCGAAGGACCAGCGTTTTCGGCTACGCGCAGTACAACCGCTACATAGTCCACGGCCGCTACGCCGACCGCTGGTGATGAACTGGTACCCGCAGCCGATCGGCGAGCTGGACAGCCCCAGGGTGCGCAGACTCACGGACTCATGCGGTGCCGAGGGCGCAGGCGTTTGGCTGGCCGCCAAGTGCGAGCTGTACCGAGCCGCCGCCGAGGGCCTGGAGCTGACGTTCGACGAGTTGTCCCGTGCCGTTTCCCGAGATTTGGGCATCAGCCGGAAAAAGTCGCAAAGCGTGCTCGAGACTGCCGCCAAGTGCGGCGTTTTCGAGGTCAAAAACGACGAGAAGCGAACGGTTTCAGGCTATGGGTTCCAGCAGGAGGTCGAGAGGTACAACAGCATCTCCTACCAGCGAAAACGCGCCGCCAACGCCCGTTGGTGGAACGATAAAGTATAGGTAATAACCGTTCATAGGAGGTATGCAAATGCATATGCACTTGCATTGCCATAGCATAGCATTACATTACAGGCAGAGCATTGGCTAGGCGTCCCGGTGGCATACTGGCGTCCCTGACTGTCGGCGAGCTGGCGTTCCTGCGGGTCGTGGGCCGCTGGCACCGCGACGGCGCGGCTTTCTGCTCCACCGAGGTAACCCGCAGGGGCGGCGACGAGAACGTCAAGCTGTTCCGGGGCATTGGCAGGGACGGGATAGCCGAGGTGTGTGACGGTCTGGTCTCGAAGGGCCTCCTGAGACGTGAGAGGGGCACCCACAGGTACTCGCTCACGCCTCTAGGGGTAGGGGGGTACGCGGAGCTGCGGGACACGTTCTGGAAACCGCTACGCGACTCGAAGGGCATGTACGTTTCGGCATCTGGTGCAGCGACGGAGGATGATACATGACGCAGGGAAGGTACGGGAACAGCCCGAACACGCAGACGCCTGCGAACAACAGCGAGACCATCAGCATGATCAGGGAGCTTATCAGGTGGCCCACCATCGATGTGAGCGACCCGGAGCAGCTGATGACTAGGTTCGAGGACTACTGCGACCTGTGCGAGAGGCACGAGTCAAAGATTCTGGTCAGCGGCATGTGCCAGAGCTTCGGCATGACTCGCAGCGACGTCATGGACTGGGCAAAGGGCAAGAGGACGAGGCTGGACAAGATGCTGAGCACCGAATCCGCTCTTGTGCTCAAAAATATTTTGCAAAGTTTGGAAGTTTCTTGGGAATCGGCGATGCAGAATAACGGCTACCGCAACCCGGTGACAGGAATCTTTCTCGGTAAGAACAATTTCGGCTACAGGGACGAGTCCCAGACGGTCATAAAGCACGAAGATGCAGCTCAGGGGCCTACCAAGGCCGAGCTGGAGGCCAAGTACATGGCCGCGCTGCCAGCCGAGGACGTGACGATCGAGAAGGTCGAGGAGCTGCCGCCGAACGACTAGAAAGCGAAAGACCCCCCTGCAATAAACGCAGAGGGGTCTTTTTTTGTGCCGACTTTCGGGGCCACTAACGACTTTGGCGGCCACTATAGGGTTCTAACGACTTTCGCAGCCACTAAGGGAGGAAAATCCGCCTGGGCGCCGCGACTGTCACGACTTTCGCGCGCACTATAGGGTTTTCTGGTTCCCGGCTTCTGGCTATGGCGCAAACTGGCTGGCGAACGGCCGTTTTCCGTGTCCACAGTATTGGCGCGATCGCGGGCGTTTTGGCGGTTTGACCTGCTATATCCGCACTCACGGGCCGCGCTGGATATGCCAGTATGAGGCGCTGCAATGCCCCAAAAACGGGCGCAAAAACGGGCGCGGTGTAGCATTGCCACGGGCATAAAAACTGGGCGTAAAACGCCGTTATAACGCGCTAGAACGGGGCGCTGGTATGCCCAGTGCGGGCGTTACGCAGGTGTAGGCGTCTCCATAGGTTGAACACAAACGGCCCTGCTATATGGGCGCGTCTGTGGCACTGGTAACGAGGATCAGAAACGAAAAACGGCCCACGGTGTTGGCCGTGAGCCGCTGTTGGGGCATAAAAAACGGCCCCGCCGAAACAGGGCCGCGCGTTAGTTTTTGAGTAGGAAAACGAGAACGATAACGGGCAGGATAACGGGGGCCAACGCCAACGCTAGCAGGTAGATAAATACGTTTCTCACGGGCTACACCTCCTAGTTATTGAGGATTGATAAAACAACGGCGGTAACGGCGCACGCTGCAACGCCAACGGCAACGCCTAACCAGTACGCGTACCAGGTTGACGTTTTGGCAAGCTCGAATAGCATCATTCGGCCTCCCAATAATCGGAGAACATAAAGAAACATATCGAATAAATCGCGACGTCGTCGAAGGGGTCTACCGACGTCGTACCCGCGTCGCCTGCTGGTTCCCAGTTGCCGCCGTGGCGCTCCTCGACGGCTATCAGGTAGCGACCGGGCGCGGCCGTGGTGTATACGGCCGCGCGGACGTTGTTAACGAGGGCGACGGTGTGCAAGAGACTCATTTCTAGTACCTCGCGCTATATGCGCGGTTGTATGCCTCGCGCGCGTCTGAAAACATGCTGCAAGGCTCGTATAGCTTTTTGATCCTCGTCTGGTATTTATCGCGCTCGTCGTGCAGTTTCTGCTTTAGGGTTAGCATCTTTTTTGCGGCCGCGCGTATTTCCGTAGGTGTAGGGATATGCTCGTTTTGCTCCAGGTGCGTAACGTTGATGGTAACGGTATCGTTTGCGGCCCGGTCGAACATATCAAAACGGTACGCGTTGTTATATGACTCGCGGCCAAGACTCACGTATAGCTGCACGTATCCGCCAAACGTTCCGTTGTAGATACTCACGTTTGCGGGGCCGTCGACATACTCACGGGCGCCGGAGACGCGCGCGCCTCCTAGCTCCTCCTCGATAGCCATAGTAACGCGCCTAACCTGCTTATATCCGGCGTTCGCGCCGTTTAGGTACTGGGCGTTTAGGTTTACAAGCTCGACGGCCGCCGTTGCATAATGCAGGCGCGCGGCGTACTTGTAACCCTCAAGCAGGTATTTTGAGTAACGCGCGGCCGCGTCGAGTTCGTTGGTGGCGTCCTCAATCTTTTTCAGTTCCGCGCCTTTTTCCTCCAAGCCTTCACCACTGCGTTTGGCCTGAATATAAGCATCGAGCGCGGCGCTATACTGCTTCTTGAGGTCAGACATACTTGCCTCGTGAGTGTCTAGCACTACTTTCTCAGCGTCTGCAAGCTCTAACATATGCGCGGCCTGCTTGACGGCCTTTTTAACGTCGTCGTTGGTTTCAAGCGTGGTAAACTTCTTCATGGTATGCCCTCCAATAGCGTACCGTGGCCCGTGCAAGTTCTGTTTGCGCGGGCCGTTTTTATATGTCGATGAAATGCCGGTTATTTAGTGCGAACTGGCATAATAAGCATCTGAGCCGCGCCACGTTCGCCAGTGCATTTAATCAAACTGGCCTGGTCGGGGCTAAACGTGAACACGGCCCTTTTTTCCTTTTTGTTGGCAATTAGACGCACGGCCTTACATGCGCGCTCGATATACGCCGCATTGAAACATGCGACGCCAGGCGTCGCGTTGTCGGCGTTGTCAATGAGGCGGTCGAGATTATCAGCGCCGGGATACGTGAGCGTTTGCAGCACGAAAACGTTAATAACAGCGTCGAAATGCGTGAGTTTTAGTGTTCCGTCCTCGACAGCCAAGTTGTAAAGCGCGTTAGCCTGGAGCTTTACGGATGCTAGGGCTTTAGCGTCGGCGGCGCTCAACAGGGCCGTAAACTGGCCGCCCTCGTCGTTATTGCAGGTGTAGCGAAATGCCGTAAAGGTATCAGTGGCGTACACGTTAACGCTGTCTGCTGTGGCGTTAATCAGCACGCAGGTTAGCGGCAGGCGGTCGTTCTTGCCGTAGGTAAACAGGGTCGCGGCCTTGATAGCTGCCTTTAGTTCGTCGTTGTAGTTGATGCTGTTAGCCATTTCGTTTCGTCTCCTTGATAGGCTATTTCCGTTCTTTCAATCGGATATAGGTTATATCCGTTCATATAGCCCGTTTCTGTTTTTGATCCTCCTTAGATATATAGGCTATATCCGTTCATTTATGTCGAGTTGCAAACCGTTGAGTTTGTGGCTCGCTGCTCGACTGCTTGCACTATAGCACCTAATAAACGTGGGGTACCGGGCAGTTTTTCCGACCCCAGGCAACCCCGCTACTAAGCCCCCCGACCGCCGAAAAAAACAAAAAGGCCTTTACAGCCGAACGGGAATAACCTATATTGTCGGTAACGGAAGGAGAAACCATGAACTACTCGGATGCTTTTAGGCAAATAATGAAATCGCGCGGATACACCCAGAGGGAGCTGGCAGCGGTCATCGGCATAGCGCAGGGTTCGCTGTCCTGCTCGCTGAAAGACGGCAACCCGACGCTCTCGACAGCGGGGAAGTACCTTGGGCCGCTCGGATACAAGCTGGCCCTGGTGCCCGTGGGGTCGAGACTGCCGGACGGCTCTCACGTATTGGACTGTTAGGGGAGAATGGCAGGCCGCGTGCTCGCGTTCACGGCCTGCCGCCACTTCTTTGCGCTGAGTGGCTGATACTAGGAGTATTTTAGATGATTTACGGTTACGCCCGAGTGTCCACGAAGGGGCAGCTCAGGGACGGAAACTCGCTAGACGCACAGCATGAGTCGCTGACCGAGGCGGGGTGCACCGAGATAGTGCAGGAGGCGTTCACGGGCACCACGACCGACCGACCGGAGTTCGATGCCCTGCTGGAGCGCCTGAGCGACGGCGACACGCTCGTCGTGACCAAGCTCGACCGAATCGCGCGCACCGTGACGGGAGGCTGTGAGGTCGTTAGGTCGCTCCTCGACAGGGGAGTTACTGTCCGCGTGCTCAACATGGGAACGCTGGATAACACCCCGGTCGGCAAGATGATGGTGTCCGTGATGTTCGCCATGGCCGAGTTCGAGCGCGACATGATCGCTCAGCGCACGGCGGAGGGCAAGGCCGTCGCCAAGCAGAAACCGGGCTGGCGCGAGGGCAGGCCGCCCGCCGAGGTTGACGTTGAGGAGTTCAAGCGCCACGTTGCGCTGGTGAAGGCCAAGAAGGAGAAACGGCGCGACGCCTGCGCGCAGCTCGGCATAGGCGTGAGCACCTACACGAAGATAAGGCGCCGACTGATCGATTCAGGAGAGCTTGAAGGCTAGACGCAAGCCCCGTGGGGATTCACCCTGCGGGGCTTTTTCTTTGCCGCACGAGCGAAATCCGCGCAGCCGCGACCCTATGCGGCATGGATGCACTCACCAGGAACATACTCAACTACATCTCCCTGAACCCGAGAGACATAGGCGCCTACCGCGACCTCGTGTCCATGCAGCGCCAGCGCAGGCATGACGGTACGGACGAGCACGACGCCCTGAAAGCGTCGCTCGATGCCGTGATTGCCGCAATGCGCGGCGGATGGGCCGACGTGGAGGGCATTTCGGTCCTCATGGAGGCGCACCGCGACCTTCTGACGCTCGACGGCAAGTGGGACTTCGACTCTTTCGCGCAGGCGATGGAAATCGACCGAACCCCGGACAGCAGGCTCTGGCTCCCGAGGCGAAAGCAGCTGTGGCGGCTGTATCGGGAGCTGCAGTGGTTCGAGACCGACCCGAACGCCGAGTTCCTGAGTGTTTCCATGCCTCCGCGTACCGGAAAATCGTCTAACTGCTCCATGGCTATGGTCTGGCACCTCGGGCGCGACCCGCTCCACTCAAACCTGATGACGGCGCACTCCGACAAGCTGACCAAGCACTTCTACCAGCAGTGTCTGCAGTTCGTAATCGACCCTGAGTACAGGTTCTCCGAGATTTTCCCCGACTCTCCGCTCGTATGGCAGTCCTCCGAGGACGAGGCGTTTTCCCTCAAGAAGCACGGCGCCTACCCGACATGCACCTGCCGATCGGTCGAGGGCACCTTGACGGGTGCCGTCGAGGTCGGCGAGGGCGGCTGGCTGTACGCGGACGACTTGGTCAAGGACCTGGAGGAGGCCATGTCGCCGCGTCGACTGCAGGGCAAGTGGGAGGCCTACATCAACCAGTGCTATGACCGCCGAAAGACAGGCTCCAGGCAGCTCATGGTCGGAACGCGCTGGGACGTGAACGACCCAATCGGCCGCATGACCCGTCTCCACGAGGGCGAGAGCGGGTTCCACATCCTGACAATCCCGGCTCTCGACCCGATCTCGGGCGAGAGCAACTTCGACTACCTGTACGGCGTCGGCTTCGACCGCAAGTACTACATCGACATGCAGCGCACCACGGACAGCGCGACCTATGCCGCCAAGTACGACGGCACGCCGTTCGTCCGCGAGGGACAGCTGTACAGCCCGGATTCCCTCGAACGCTATCTGGAGCTGCCAGCAGGGGAGCCGGATCGCGTCATGGCCGTCGTCGACACCAAGGGCGCCGGAGAGGACTGCTGCGCTATGCCCATCGCCGCGCAGTGGCGTGGCTCAGACAAGTGGTTCATCGTCGACTTCCTGTGCGACCACTCCGCCCCGAAGACCGTGAACCAGCGCCTGGTCAACTTCATCGACAAATACGGCGTCCAGCAGGCGCGCTTCGAGTCCAACGCGGCGGGCGGCAAGGTCGCCGAGGACGTCGCCGACATGCTCAAGGAGAAGGGGACGCTGTGTGCCGTCTCCAAGAAGTACACCGGGTCGAACAAGGAGACCCGAATCCTCGCAAGCTCCACTTGGGTCATCGACAACTGCGTTTTCAGGGACACGACGCTCTATGAGCCGGGTTCCGACTACTCGATCGCCATGGGCCAAATCACCTCTTACGTGCTCGACGGCAAGAACCAGCACGACGACGCGCCGGACGCGCTGTCGATGCTCGCGGACTTCCTGAGCAAGTCGCGCCGCGCGAGGGCGCGCGTCACCAAGAGGCCGTTCTAATCCGGCACGAAGGTTTTCGGCACCGAACCGAACATCTCCCAATAGGGGCGCAATCCCCATCGAATCGCTGCTGGCTGGCCGTTTTTACCTCCTTCCTTCCGGCCGGCCAGCATCGAGCGAGAAGCGGAGATAAGTTGGCTGAGAACTACAGCGAATCTGAAAACAAGGGCATCCAGAGCACCCTGCTCCACGGCAGGCGCCGTATCGTGTGCGGCGAGCAGAACATCACCGCCGCGAACGTGCGCGAGGTGCTGGACCGCTCGACGATGGTCCACGGCTGCAACTCCTCCGACATCGACTACCTGTGGAGGTACTTCCTCGGCTACCAGCCGGTCATCGACCGCAAGAAGGAAGTCCGTCCCGAAATCAAGAACATCGTCTTGGAGAACAGGGCGTACCAGATCGCCAAGGACCGCGCCGACTCGCTGGCGGGAGAGCCTATCGCCTACAGTGCGCACGGCTCCTCCAAGGACTGCGAGGACGCCGAGAAGGTCAACGACGAGCTGAGCCATAAGGTCCAGCAGCTCAACGACTTCTGCATCGCCGCCGACAAGCACGCCTGCGACATGGAGATTGTCCAGTGGATGTGCGTCTGCGGCATCGGCTACAGGCTCGTGCTCCCGAACTCGGGAGACGGCAAGACCATCGATGACGAGCAGCCGTTCAAGGTCGCATCCCTCGACCCGCGCAGGACGTTCGTGGTCTACACCAACGACGCGTTCCACGAGCCGCTGTATGCCGTCACCTACGTACTCGACGACGTGACCAACGAACCCATCTACAGCGTCTACACCGACCGACTCGTATTCACGGTCGACAGCGACTCAGTGAAGACGGCCGCGAACCCGCTCGGCATGGTGCCGATCATCGAGTACGACGCCAACTCAGAGCGCATGGGCGTTTTCGAGGCCGTCCTGAGCCTATTGGACGCCATCAATGAAATCGAGTCCAACCGAGTCGACGCCATCGCACAGTTCGTGCAGGCGCTTCTCGTGCTGGAGAACGTCGAGTTCGAGGACGATGACGCCGAAACGGGCTTCAAGAAGCTCATGGAGATGGGGTGCCTGCAAATCCACTCCACGGACGAGAACAAGGCATCGGTGCAGATGCTGACCTCCGAACTCAACCAGGACCAGACCCAGACGCTCGTTGATGCGCTCTACAAGACCGCGCTGTCCATCTGCGGCATGCCCTTCAACGTGGGCGGCTCCGGCTCCACTTCGGACACGGGCGCCGCAGTCACCATGCGCGACGGCTGGTCTAACAGCGAGAGCCGCTGCAAGGAGACAGAGGTCCACTTCAAGCGCGGCGAGCGCCTGTTCCTGCAGGCCGTCGCAACCATCCTGGATACCTCCATCAACCTAAAGCTCAGGCCGCGCGACGTCGACATCAAGTTCACGCGCCGCAACTACGAGGCAATCCAGTCCAAGGCGCAGGTGCTCTCGACCATCCTCGGCTGCGGCAAGGTGCATCCGCGACTCGCGTTCGAGTACTGCGGCATGTTCCCCGACCCCGAGACGGCCTACGACCTCTCGAAGTCCTACGCGGACGAGCAGGCGCAGCGCCAGATGGAGCTGGCCCAGGCCAAATCGGTCAACCCCGGAGACGACTCCGGTGCAGATAGCAATGCCGGGAAACCCGGCGAGTCCGCAGGCGGCAGCGTCAGCGCCGCAGGCAAGGGGACGCAACCCCCGTCAACAAAGCGTAGCCAAGGAAAGGAAAGCAACTAAATGAATCGTGACCAGCTCAAGTCTCTGCTCGGCGAAGGTGCCTCCAAGGAGGTCATCGACGCGATCATGCGGGCCAACGGCGAGGACGTCAACGCCGCCAAGGCCCCCATCGACGCGCTGAAAGCCCAGCTGGAGGAGACAAACGGCAAGATTTCGTCCCTTGAGGACGAGGCCAACAAGAACCTCACGGCAGACGAGCAGTGGCAGAAGCAGCTCGACGCCGCGAACGCCACGGCAAAGCAGGCGCTCCGCGACCTCAACGAGGCTACAGCAGCGGCGGTTTTCGCAGGCGCAGGCATGTCCGAGGACGAGTACAAGCCGTTCATCGGCTCCGT